ATCTCTGGGCATCGTCCGTGGCGAAGTTTAGCCGTGCCGCAGCGCTTAGCGATGATCAAGACGGTCGCGTCCGGGGTGCGTTTGTATTCTGTGGTGGCTCAGCTACAGGCCGAGCGTCAAGCTATGGTCTTCAGGTCCACAATTTCCCAAGACGATGTGCCGACGAACCTGAACTAGTCCGCCAGGCGCTGGTGCGCGGGCACGACGTCGTGCCGCAGTATGGCCGCCGCGTCACCGACGTCCTGAAGGGCATGCTGCGGCCTGCGCTGATCCCGGCACCCGGCAAGTCGTTCGTGGTGGCCGATTGGTCGTCCATCGAAGCCCGCGTCACCCCGTGGTGCAGCGGCGAAGCGGGCGAGGACAAACTATCACTCTTTCGTGATGGTGCCGACGTCTACAAGGTCAACGCGGCCGCCACCTTCCGGTGTCGCGTCGAGGACGTCACCAAGGACCAGCGCCAGGTCGGCAAGGTGCAGGAATTAGCCTGCTTAGCCGAAGACACGTTAGTATTGACGGATAACGGATGGAAGGTTATTCAGGAGGTAACGCAACTCGACGCATTATGGGATGGTGAAGCATGGGTGATGCATCAAGGAATAATTCCAAGAGGTGTAAAACCGACTGTCAATGTGGCAGGCATCGCCGCAACGCCGGATCATTTGTTTCTGGCAGCGAACGAGTGGGCCGAGGCGCAGCAACTCGTTTCAAACGAAAAATATCGCCTCCAAGCATTGGCGACAGGTTTGGAGAGCTTACGATCATTGGGTACCAAATCGGACCTGCTGGAGGTATACAATATGCCATCGCGCAGTGCTCGTGCGGCGCTGCCCCTCACCGCGTCGCCACTTACAATCTTAGAAAAGGCGCTTCAACGCGGTGCAATGCGTGCGCTAAAAAAGCCGCTGGATATTGGACCAAAAATTTCTATGCGTATGCGAGCGTGTGCCCAGATGACGCGCATAGACGCAGGCTTCTTAATCGTTTGTCCGCCTGCAAAAACAGGTGCCACAACCCAAACGACCGGGGGTATCCAAATTACGGCGGGCGAGGTATTCGCCTTTATGAACCATGGCGTACCGACAAAGCTGCGTTCCTTGCTTACGTCATGTCGCTGGACGGTTGGGATCAGCCGCGCTTGGAACTGGATCGTATCGACGTCAATAAAGGGTACGAACCCGGCAACTTGCGTTTCATCTCAAAGCGCGACAACTGCAACAACAAACGCAGCGTCCAGCAAATGCAGCGGTACATCCTCGAACTTGAGGCGCGTTTACGACATTGCATATGCGGGGCCGCGAAATCGGTTCACAGTGCTGAGTGAGCAGGGTCCGCTGATAACTCATAACTGCGGCTTTGCCGGCGGCGTCGGGGCCTTCGCGGCGATGGGCCGTGTCTACGGCCTGAGCCTGCCCGAGAGCGAGGCCCGCAAGATGGTGGACGCTTGGCGCCGCGCCAATCCGTGGTCGGTGCCCTACTGGCAGGATCTGGAGATTGCGTACACACGCGCAATTCGGAACCCGAAGACCAAGATAAAAGCGGGTCGCGTGTCGTATTACTACGATGGGCTCCACTTGTGGTACGCCTTGCCGTCAGGCCGTGTTCTTTGTTATCCTTATGCACGGATCGAAGAGGAAGGCGTCACGTATGCGAAGGCGTCATGGAAACCCGCCGCAGACGCCAAGGAGTGGCCGCGAGCCCGGCTGTGGAAGGGCCTTGCATGCGAGAACATCACGCAAGCCACCGCTGCGGACATCCTCCGCCATGCTCTACGCGAGATACCGGATGTGGTTCTGCACATCCATGACGAGATTATAGTGGAGACAGACCAGCCCGACGCCGCGCTCGAACACATGCAGCGCGTCATGGGCACACCGCCCGCATGGGCTGCCGGTCTACCACTGGCAGCCGAGGCGTCGGTGATGACACGATACGGTAAGTAATTCCGGCAGTCCGCCGGCATCCGGCGTCGCAGCGGTCCTGCGGTATCCAGAAGGTTGCAAGCACACACAAACTCATCTTCTTTAAGCGCGCTGGTAACCCTCAGCCTTTTACCAGCGCGCACATTTAGAGTATACTTGCGCCGCGCGTCGTGGGGACCGCTGCGCGATCTCATAAGGGACGGAAACATGGAATTACTTGATTATCTGGTCAAGCTGGCACCAGCCGGCGAGACAGCGCTGATCGTCCGGCAACGTCCGGTCATGCGCAATGGCGAGCAGGTGCTGCACGCCGACGGCAGCCCGCGCTACACCTGGCCTGCCTTCCTGCCATCGCACAAGCGCAAGGATGGCGAGAGTTGGTTCGTCAATACGGGCAGCTTCATCGCGTCCCGCTTTGACGGCGGCAAACCATCGGCCTCAGCGGCGCACTGCGAATACGTCCTGTTCATGATGCTGGACGACATTGGCACGAAGTCCAAGGTGCCCCCGCTGCCACCCACATGGATCATCGAGACGTCGGCAGGTTCGTTCCAGTGGGGATACGCCTTCAGCGAACAGCCCAGCAAGGGCGACTTCACGGCGGCCATCACGGCCATCGCGGCCGCTGGCTACACCGACCCGGGCGCCACCAACGCGGTGCGCAACTGCCGCCTGCCGGGGTCCATCAATCTCAAGCCGGGGCGTGACAGCTTCGCGGCGCGTCTGGTGGAGTTCACGCCCGGCCGCGAGTACACGCTTGAGGACATTTGCGCAGCCCTTCAGGTTACGCCCGGTCCGGCCGACGGGCAAGGCATCACGTCCATCAAGATCCGCGACACCGGCAGCGACAGCGTCCTGCGCTGGCTGTCCGATCGGGGGCTGGTGCTGTCCCACGTCAATCAGGAGGGCTGGTGCGGCGTCGTGTGCCCCAACAATGCCGAGCATACGGACGGCCAGATCGAGGGCCGCTATTCACCCGTCAACCGCGCCTTTTGCTGTTACCATGGCCATTGCGAACACCTTGATAGCAATGCGTTCCTTGCATGGGTAGATGAGCAGGGCGGCCCCAAGGTCCAGCCGGGTTTTCGCGAGGAGTTGGTGGCCGAGCGCATGGCCCTTGTGGCCGAGACGATCAAGCCGACGCCGGAGTTCCCCGACGCGGCCGCCGAGGTCGTGGCCGAGGTGGACCGCAAGGAGCTGGGCCGCCTGACCAAGCGCGAGTGGTTCAGCCGTTTCGCGTATATCGTCGAGGATGACGCCTATTTCGACATGGTTGATCGGCGCGAGATGACGCGCGGCGCATTCAATGCCGTGTTCCGGCATGTAGACTGCAAATCCATCCACAACCAACGCAAGGTCGAGGCGGCGACCTGCTATGACGAGAACCGCCAGGGCGCCGGCGGGCGGGTGCTGCGCGGTCTGACCTACGCCGCCGGCGAGAGTGTGCTGGTCGCCAAGGATGGCGAGATTTACGGCAACCGCTGGGTCAACGCCCGCCCGGACCTGTCGAGCGTCGCCAGCGGCGCGGACGTGGCGCCGTGGCTCGACCATGCCAAGCTCCTGATCCCCGACGACGTCGAGCGCGAACACGTCTTTGACGTGATGGCTTTTAAGCTCCAGCACCCGGAGGTCAAGATCAACCACGCGGTCTTACACGGCGGGGACGAGGGCTGTGGCAAGGATACGCTCTGGTATCCGTTCATATGGTCCGTTTGCGGGCCGGACCTGCGCAATCGCGGCCTGGTGGACGCGGACGGCATCAATTCGCGCTGGGGTTACGCGCTCGAAAGCGAGATCCTCATCCTGAACGAGCTTAAGGAACCGGAAGCCGCGCAACGTCGCGCGCTGTCCAACAAGCTGAAGCCCATCATTGCCGCGCCGCCGGACACGCTCACCATTGAGCGCAAGGGCTTGCACCCTTACGATATGGTCAACCGCATGTTTGTCCTTGCGTTTACCAACGATCCCGTGCCGCTGTCGCTGCCCAGCCAAGACCGGCGTTGGTTCTGCGTTTGGTCGCATGCGCCGCGCATGGACAAGGATGCCGCGCGCGCCTTGTGGACGTGGTACAAGAAGCAGGGCGGCCTTGAGGCCGTGGGCCGTTGGCTCATGGATCGGAACGTCTCAGCGTTCAATCCGGCAGCCATGCCGCCGTGGACGGATTACCGCTCGCGCCTTATTGAGACGGGCCGGAGCATGGCGGAAAGTTACGTTATCGAGCAGGTGCTTCAGCCGTCGCGCGAATTTGCGGCTGGCGTCATTGCGTCACCGTTCCACAAGCTCTGCAACCAGCTTCAGCAGGGCGCGCCTGGCGGCGTGAAGATCCCGCAGGCGGCGCTCCTGCATGGCCTTAAGGAAGCGGGCTGGATTGATCTCGGCGCCGTCAAGTCCGCCGAGTTCCAGACCAAGAAAAACATATGGGCGCGAGAGGACATGGCGCGCACTTACAACAAGTCGGACCTGCGGCGCATGGTCGAGCACGCCGCAGGTCCGGGGCTTACAGTGGTCAAAAGTTAAGCTGGGTCATCCACCGGGTTAGGCTTTTTGTGGATCATCCACCAATGGCGGCTTCGTTCTTTGGCCGTGCGGCAATGCGCGCATTTCCCATCGTATGCGGAGCGGTATCCTTTACCGCAATCGCAAACTTTAGAGACGTTTGGTTTTTCTGTCATATTTCCAACCATGCCAGCAGCATGGCGGCGATGAGGATACCGATCACCGCCGCCATTTTTCTGCCAGTTCACGCGCGAACATGATGAGCAGCGTCCAGCCGCCCACCGCGCCACCGAAGAAGAAGGCGTACTGGATCCAAGCCCATGTGTTGTCAGGCATGGGGATCACCGTGCGCGATGCGGACGAGGGCTTGGCGCCGCGCTTCAATTTCAATTTCAACGGCCTCAATCAGGGCGTCAATTTCTTCTCCGTGGCGCCGCTTAATCTCGCGCAATCGGTCGGTGAGGCTTGTACCGAAAACTTCAGTATGGCCGCACTCGGTGTCAACGTCGGCCATGGATTGTTTCATGCTCATAGTTCTATCGTCCTTTCTCTGTTGGTTAAACGTGTTGTTACTCTAGGTACTTCCGGGGGCGGCGGTGGGGCTGGCCGCCGTAGCAGCGTGTAGTAAAGGCAAGCGGTGCCCATGAGGGCGCCAGCGGCAAAGCCTATGAAGAAGAGCATGGGGCCTCCGCCAAGATGGCCTCGACGCGGGCACGTTCGGCAGCGTAGCGGCCCTGCGCCACCATAGCGCAGAATGTCGTGTAGCTGTGGTGGGCCGTCGTGTGGTCCGTCCGGTTCAGGTGCGCCGCGATCTGGCTCAGCCCCAGGTCCTGCCGGCGTCGGCGTAGTTCCCAAGCCGCATGGTGGCGCGCGTGGCAGTAGCGGCGCGGGCGGCGGATGCTGTGCAGCTCGTCCACCGTCAGTTCGTGGGCCTCCGCTACGGCGGCCACGATCCGTTTGGCCGGGTAGCGGCGGCGCTGCTCCGCCATGTGGGCCTTATGCGCTTCCCATAGGCGCGCCACGTCCTCTTTAAATTTACTTTCCATCTGTCACGCTTTCTGTTACATTTGCCCTTGTTTTCGTCCCCACCGCAGACTTGGGCGGCACTTTGGTGCCGTCCTTTTCTTTTGGGAGCAGGTTCCGCCGGCGGGCCTCTTGTGCGGCCGCTTCTAGCGCCGCCGCGTGATTGTCCAGGCGGATCCGGACGGCCGCCAGGAAGCGCAACAGGTCGACGTCGTCAAGGCCGGCGACGTTCGCTTGCCAGTGCGCGCTCAACGGTTCCATTCTTTCACCACGCCGTTAAGTTGTTCTGCGATGCCATGCCACTCGTCGCGCGCGTCTATCGCTTCGTCTAGGTCAACCTGCAAGCCCGCGTTCTCGTGGTGCAGTTTTTCGCACAGCTCGTCAGTGTCTCTCAACTGGACCGCCAACGCTTCAACCAAGGCGATAGAGAGCACGCCCGCCTTGGCGCAATCGAGCGCATGCCGGACCAGTTCCGCCGGCGTCATGTTGACCATATCTGTGTAGTCACGCATAGCGGCGGATCTCCCCGTTATCAATTACGGCTTCCATGACTTGTTCTTGCAGCCATTCACGGTCTACGGCGTCATACAGGATATGAAATAGCGGCATGTGCCGCGCTACTTTGGTGTACTGGCCCTTGTCGCTGAAGTGGAATTCCGAGATATCCCAATCGGGCAAATCGTCAACGATCTCGTAGTCTATGCGCGCTTCGCAATCGGTCTCGAACAAGCAAACGTCGTCCTTACAGACGGTTATGGTCACGGGAATGTAGAACATGGTTCAGCCTCTCAGATTGCAAGTATGATGTAGATGAGGGCAAGCCAAATGGCGGTGCCAGTGATAGCGGAGAATATTTCAAGCGCTTTGGCCATGTGTCAGCGCCCCATCACGAAAACGCAGCCGTTTTCGGTATGCGCTTGATGCAACAGGCCAAACGTCCAGCCCATCTTGTCGCACAAAGCGACGGCGGCCGCCGCGTGGGCCTGCGATTGGCTCAGTTCATGAGGATAGCTAATCGTGACGCTCAGCTTGCCGCCGGACTTGGCCCACGCCTTGATGCGGCCGGGTCTGTAGTTGGTCGGGCCGAGGTACTTGGTGAAGATTGCACAGCGTCCGGTATCGTTGATCTCTGACATGGTCGGCATTGTATTTTCCCCTAGTTGCTTGTTAGTGTGGAAAGTATAGGGGGCAATATGCCCCCCTGTCAATGATTTGTTTATGCCATTACGGCGTTGCGGGTGAGCACGGGGGAGCGGTCGCCGCCACGGCGCACCGGCATAAGGACCGCGAAACAGTCCGCGCGCTCGCCAAACGTCACCAGGCACGGGTTGCTTGCGCTTGTGGGGTGGAGCATGGACGTGCCCCCGAGCGCCTTGCCCATCTTGGCCAGGTCGCCGATATAGGCGTGATTGAAATGCACATGCGCCGCGCTATCCTCGGGCTTAGTGTGAGTTTCCTCACCCGTCGGCACGACGCGGCGCCACTCGGGAAACGTACCGTCAACGGCGGTGTAGGCAATCTGTCCGATTTTGTCCGCCGTTACCTCGATTTCCTGGCAACGGGCGCCGGCGAGCTTAAGCGCGGCTTGTACGTCGGCGAGCGGGATGATCACGTCGGCGGCCGGCTTGTCATTAAGGCGCGCGACAAACATGCGGTGGCCGTCGGTCGTGACCATGTGGCCAGACATGCTGAGATGCACGCCTTTGAGGTAGTAGCGCGTTTCCTCGTTTGATGCACAGAGAAGCGCGGCCTTAAGCAAGTCGGTAGGAATAAGCATAGTTCAGTTTCCTTTCTTTGGGGTTCAATGAGCCGGCGCGCATGACGCCGGCCTAGTTGAGCCTCAACGCAAAAGGGACATTCTGATTTCACGGATCTTTGGGAATATGTCCGTGCGCACATGTACGTAGTCGTTCCCGTCGCCCTGAAACTTGCTGCTTTCAAGATAGGCCATCAGGTCGCTTAGCATGGTGATGGCTTCCGCGGTCGCCCGGCCTTGCGCCTCGTTTTTGTCTTGAAGAAAGCTGATGTAGTTCATTGTCGTTTTCCTCTTTCTGTGTTGCTATGGGGATAACCTAACAGGGTTCCGATTGTATGTCAAACATTTCTTTAAGCGGCACGCAAAAAAGTTTCCGCCGTGCCTGTTGACGCAGGTTTAGAGATGTGCTACGGCTTAAGCCGTAGTTGAGTTAACCCCGCCCTAACACGGCGGGGTTATTTTTTGGGTAGTCGTGGGGTACCGCGTGGGGTGTAGTCGGAGAGGGCTAAAAGCTATATGCCATCGGCTTATGGGTAATATGGGTAATCATTCTAGTTAAAAGGATGGATTGGTGTATATTAGTAAATGCTAATGTATAGCTGTATAGAAATCTAACGATTAACGAGCCCAGTCCTTTCCGTGGGGCATTGCCCATTTTGCCCATTTGACCCATCGCCCACGCCGATTGCCCTTGCATTCCGTACCAAATAGCGTTATGTGATATCTATCGCTTTTTACGGAGATGATCAATGCAGAAACTGCCCATATTGCCCATGACCCATGTTGATGACCCGGCCGCAATCCGCGCCTGGGCCGTTGACGCTATCACGCAAAAGCAAATCACGCGGCGCCAATTCTCTGGCATTGTGCTGTTAGCTTCCCGCCATGTTCCATGTTCCGTTGAGCTGCGGCAGCGCTCACCTAAGAGCGTGCTGTATCTCTGGATCAATGGCCAGCTCGAGTACCGCATCGGCCAGCGTGCGGAGTTGTTCGGCGGCTATCCGCAACAAATTGTTTGACAGCCCCTCGATCATGTGCTAGTGTCATCACATCGAAAGCAAAAAGGACCACAGCACATGACGCGCAACCACTAGCTGCATACCACAATCCCCGGTAGCATAGAACTATATTCCTACATGCTGGGTGCTGCCAGGCTGGCCGATTTTGGCCGGCGGCCTCGGGGCAGGGGGGGGGACAGGGCCCTGCGGCCCGCTGCTAGTGCTGTGGCCAGGGGTCAAGAACAAAATTTTTTATTTTTTGACCCCAACGCCAACCAATGCTAACTTCCCCTGCATCCCTCAACTGGAGCGCATCATGCCCAAAGGAACAATCCGCAATCCCGGCTCTAAGAAACCTATGCTTTCGGTTAAGACTTGGGCGGGAGACCAGTTGCCGCTGCGCTCTAAAGCAGAACTGGACGCGCGCTTCAAAAATATGCACCGCGAAAGCGCGTCTAAAACCTACGCCGCATACAAAAACGAACGGGCTGCCGCGCGCGATGTACGCGCCGACAAGTCTGTAAGGACAAAAGCCAAGAAAACCATCCGCCCGGCTACGTCAGCCAAAAAAGGGGCTAAGTGACGTTTCAGTCCCTGCCATACGAGCCACGCAAGCTGGAAGCCACCGAGGCGCGTCTGGAGGCGATCTATCACGCCGCCAAGATGGGGCTGAAGGGCGACGCGCTGGCTCTGGCCGCAGGCATGCTGCCGGTTGAATACCGTCAACTGACGCAGTTCGATCCCATCGCGAGCTATGCAGAGATGAAAGGCCGCGCTGACGGCGAGCAGGAGATGGCAACCACCATCTACACGGCGGCGCGTGAGGGCGACGCCAACGCGGCCATGAACATGCTGCGCTACAGCCACGGCTGGGTCGCCAAACAGGCCGTCGAGGTGACCATCGACCAGAAGATCTCCATCACGGCGGCCCTTGAAGAGGCGCAGCGCAGGGTCATCGACCTGGTCGCAACAGAGATTGAACATGCAGACGCCACAGTACAGCGCTGAAGACGAGCAAGCGCTCATGGCGTCCCTGTGGACGCCCGCGCTCAAGAACGACCCTCTCAAGTTCGTGATGTGGCTGTTCCCGTGGGGGCAGAAAAACACGCCGCTGGAGAACTTCGCAGGCCCGCGCAAGTGGCAGCGCGAGGTGCTGAAGGAACTGGCCGACCACATCCGCGACAACGACGGCAAGATAGACTTCGAGACGCTGCGCATGGCGGTCAGTTCGGGGCGCGGTATCGGCAAGTCGGCACTGGTCAGTTGGCTGGTCATCTGGATGCTGACCACCCGCATCGGCAGCACCACCATCGTGTCGGCCAACAGCGAGACGCAGCTCCGCGCCGTCACCTGGGCCGAGATCACCAAGTGGCTGGCGCTCGCCCTTAACAGCCACTGGTTCGAGGTGAGCGCCACCCGCGTGATGCCCGCCAAGTGGCTGACGGAACTGGTCGAGCGCGACCTGAAGAAGGGCACGCGCTACTGGGGCGTCGAGGGCCGGCTGTGGTCCGAGGAGAACCCGGACGCCTACGCGGGCGTGCACAACTTCGACGGCGTGATGCTGATCTTCGACGAGGCCAGCGGCATCGCGGACCCGATCTGGGCCGTCAGTGCGGGCTTCTTTACGGAAAACACGCCCAACCGCTTCTGGCTGGCATTCTCGAACCCCCGCCGTAACACCGGGTACTTCTACGAGGCGTTCAACGCCAAGCGGGACTTCTGGCGCAACAAGACGGTCGATGCCCGGTCGGTCGAAGGAACGGACAAGGCAGTCTATGAGCAGATCATCCAGGAATACGGGCCTGACAGCGTTCAGGCGCATGTTGAAGTCTACGGTGAGTTCCCGAGCGCTGGAGATGACCAGTTCATCCCCGTTTATCTCGTTGACGACGCCTTCGCGCGACCGCGCTACAAGGACGCTACCGCCCCTGTCATCATCGGCGTCGATCCGGCCCGGTTCGGGGCGGACGCGACGGTCATCGCCGTCCGGCAGGGACGCGACCTGAACGCCATCAAGCGCTACAGGGGCGACGACACGATGGAGATCGTCGGGCGCGTGATCGAGGCCATCGAGGAGTACAACCCGGCACTGGTCGTGATCGACGAGGGCGGGCTGGGTGCCGGCGTCGTGGACCGCCTGAAGGAGCAGCGCTACAAGATCAAGGGCGTCAACTTCGGAAACAAGTCGGTGAAGCCCATCATGTACGGCAACAAGCGGGCCGAGATGTGGGGCCTCATGCGCGACTGGCTCAAGACGGCGTCGATACCGGCGGACAAGCTGCTGAAGTCCGACTTGACGTCGCCCAAGATGAAGCCGGACAGCAAGGGCACGATCTTCCTGGAGGGCAAGAAGGAGATGAAGGCACGCGGGCTGGCCTCGCCCGACGCGGCCGACGCCATTGCGGTGACCTTCGCGTACCCTGTCGGCAGCCGGACGCCGACCGTTGACAAGCAATTGAGGCGGTCGTATGGTAGGACGAGCATTTCAACCTCTTGGCTAGGATCGTAGCACATGGGCAATACCAAACCGATTGGCGTGGCGTATGAAGATCAGGACATCATCGGCGCTGACCAGATTTACTCGTCCGGTGAACTTGGCTACACCGCTGCTGCGCAGGGCACCGTCACGCAGTTGACGGACAAGTCCACGGGCGTGACGCTGAACAAGTCCGCCGGCCAGATCACGATGAACAACGCCGCGCTTGGGGCCACCACCAACGTGGCGTTCGTGCTGACCAACAGCCTGTTGAGCGCCAAGGACGTGGTTATTGTCAACGTGGCGGGCGGCACAGCGGCGACTACATCCTACAACTGCTGGGTTTCCGGTCATGCAGCTGGGTCTGCTACCATCGTGCTGCGCAACATCACGGCCGGCTCTCTGTCCGAAGCCGTTGTGCTGAACTTCGCCATCATCCATTGCACGTAACATGGTCAACTTGTCCGTCAAGCGTGGCGAAAAGCTACCTGTCGGCAAGGGTGCGGGCCTGACCGCCAAAGGTCGCGCCAAGTACAACCGCGCAACGGGCAGCAAGCTGAAGCCTCCGGCGCCGACGCCCAAGACGGCGGCTGACAAGGGCCGCAAGGCGTCGTTTTGTGCCCGGATGGCTCCAATTGCAGCCAAAGCAGGCGAAGGAAGCCGCGCCAAAGCCTCAATGAGAAGGTGGAAGTGCTGATGAAACCCGGTCTTTACGCCAACATTAACGCCAAAAAGGCCCGAATTGCCGCCGGATCGGGCGAAAAGATGCGCAAACCGGGCACCAAGGGTGCTCCAACCGCCGCAGCGTTCCGCAAGTCAGCCAAAACACGGAAAAAGTGACATGCCGCTGGTAAAATCAGCCTCAAAAGGGGCATTTCGGGCCAATTTGAAGGCCGAAATCAAGGCCGGAAAGCCCCCGAAACAATCCGTTGCAATCGCGTATTCGGTCAAGCGCAAGGCGCAGGGGAAGAAGGGCAAGTAATATGGCGAGTGTAAAAGGCGGCCGAGGCGTCACCGGCATTTCGTACAGCGGCAAGAGTAATCTTGAAAAACCGTCTGTTCAGTCTGTCGCCAGCGGAAAAGTAAACAAGGAACGGGAAGGCTGGGGGCCGGGTATGCTGGCACAAACGCCGCCGGGCACCACGTCGCGGTCGCTGATGCAGAAATTTTCGACTGTTCCTGGCGATTATGCTGCATACCGCAAGTCGCTACCGGGTTTTGCAAACGTTATGAAGGGCAAAAAGCCATCCGTTTTGGCACCCGTAGTGGTCGCCAAAAAGACGGTCAAACCCGCCGTCAAGCCCGCTGCGCAGGTCATCCGCACCACGACGAGCGAGAAGTTGAGCCCGGCACCCGCCCGCATGGCCGTCAACGCTCGCACCGGCAACACGACCGGCTTCACGACGGGCAAGACCACCGGCACCAGCGCCAGCAAACCTGGCGTCGCAGGCAGGACTGCTCAGTCGGCCTACGGCCGCCAGATGACCAACGCCATGAACCGCACCAACCAGCCCGCTGGCCCCATGGGCGGCGGCGGCGGTCGTATTGGTGGCGGCGGCGGTGGGGGCCGTTCAGGCGGCAGCTTGAGTGGCGGCGGTAGCGGCGGCCGACAGGCTGGCACCAGCCGCACGGGCGGCACGCGCACCAATGAACCGGCTGGTCCGAAGAGGGGCTAATATTGGCTGACGACGGCATCATCGGCGCGGCGCAGGTCGCCAACGGCGGGTCGGACAAGTCCGACCTGCTCGCCACCATGCGCTCGCGTTTCACGATGGCGCTC